TGATTTTATCCGACTCATACCAGCCACCTTCATTGGTGTAGCGGGTATTTTCACGGTTGACGCCCGGCTTAAATAAAACTTTTTGTAATGGCATCGGTCAATCCAGTAAAGCGCACTCAGCGGTGCGCCGTTTAAGTAGTCCGGGCAATACCTTGCCGCCCCCTTTAGTCCAGAGCATCAGTTGTTCTTTTGCGCCTTCCCAATCATTGGCATTGATTTTCCTCTTTAACGTGGAAGTCTGCAAGCGTCCTGTGCCTAAGTTATAACAAAAATCTACGATGGCATTGCACTTACGTACGTCAGTAATCAAACCGGGGCAGTTACGCAGAACACCGGGTAAGTATGTATGCTCAAGCTCAATCATCAAAAGCGCCCTAGCCGTGGGTTCATCCATCGGTGCATCTTCTAAAGTTACCTTGCGTTTGTCTGCGTAGTAAGTAGAACCATAGCCAATCGTAGCCACGCCAGCCGGACATAAATACGGCTTGGCGCGGTAGCCCTCAAACTGACGGCACAGACTGGCGGCTAACTCTAGGTTCATAGCCCACGTTTAGCTAAAGTACGATCCAAAAACCAGAAATTTATTGTCCCGCCAAGTAACGCTGAGAAGTCAGGCGACATGAACAGTTTAAACACTTCAGTTGCATCAAGCCCTGAGTTCATGCTTGACCACGCATACCAGATGTGAATGAACGTCCAGATCAACAGAATCCAGTATGTAACAACAGGACGGACAGAAGCTGACAGACTAGCTGCCCAACCACCAGCAGCTTTGACCATTGTGGCTTGTTGTTCTATGGCAGACTGAAACGCATCCATAACACCTACGTCAATAGCGGCTTCCCGCTGTGCGCCTATCTCAGCCAGTTTCTGCTGACCACGCAGCGTTTCCAGTTCGCACTGGCGGGCAAACATATTGAGTTCATGCTGGCGCTCGTTCTTCTTGTCAAAGAACTTTAAGACTTCAGGAGCCAGACGGAACACGCCGCCAAAGATGGAGCCAAGCAAGCCCCCAGAAAGAATGTCTAACATGGTTATTCTCCGCAGTGTTTACATTTGTGATGGCTGTCGCCGTGCGAGAGCTTAACCCCCGCTAAGAGGCCAATGAAGCCGCCGATGATTGTCTGAAACGCTGGGTGGAGCATACTGAAGATTTCTGCATTGTCCACTTCCTTGGCCCATAGACCGAGCAGAAACGCAACCACCATACCCAGCACAGATAAGCAAAGGGTAGCGGCTACCATCAAGGTTACAGAGTACGTCAATTTACCTACTACGTCTGGGTTCTCGTTCATACAAGTATGTCCACTTTGCGGTTTGTAAAAATCTCAAGTCTAAGTTGGTTGCGTTCTGCCTTCTTCACGTACAACTCAAACTCAAGATCATCAATTTTGTCCTTCACCTTCTTCATCTTTAGAGCTTGCTTGTATTCCTCTTCAAGCCGCTGTTGCCTGCGTTCTAGTGCATCTGTCTTAGTCGGATAGTCGGCGACATCCAGCATTGGATACCACTTGTGTATTGGCGGAATCATTTTGCTTCACGAGCCAGCGCATCTTTATATCCATGAACAACTTTGTTACGCAGCCATGTGGAATCTGACTTACCGGCCCACTCTGCCAGATTGTTCCAGATGACTACGTATTCCGTTGACTTGCAATGATCTGCGTTCTGATCCAGCCATGCCATCATTTCTTTGTGCCGCTGCGTTGGATCGTGGACTGTGTAGCCTATTCCATAGAACTCGCGCACATGACAGCCACTCTTGGCTACGGCTCCAACTAGCCCCAACAGCAACAGTAGCAGGAGGAGCCAGCGCATACATTGGTTAGCTCCACTTGATGATTACGATGCCAGAGCCGCCGTTAGCGCCAATAGAACCACTACTTCCAGAGCCACCACCACCGCCTGTGTACGGCGTGCCATTTACTCCAGCAACACCACCTCCACCAGAAGCCGTTCCAGAGCCGCCAAGTCCAAAACCAGCACCACCACCAGCGTAAGTTACGGAAGTTCCAGTAATTGATGAAGCTGTACCAGCACCGCCGTTGCCACCGGGTGATGCGCCATTGCCGCCAACTCCTCCAGAACCACCACCACCACCGCCGCCTATGTTTGATCCAGAACAGCTACCGCCGTTGCTACCTTGACCAGAAGTCCCTGTGCCGCCTGAGAAAGCACCATCACCGCAAGCACCGCCACCTGATCCACCAGCCGCGCCAGTTTTAGTAGCCGCGCTAAAGTTTGATCCGCCAGCGCCACCACCTGTAGATGTAATAGAACTAAATACAGAATTAGAACCACTTACACCTTGGAGTTGGTATTGCCCTGATCCACCAGCGCCCACAGTAACTGTATAAGTAGTTCCAGCGGTTACAGCAAATCCAGTTGCAGTAAGGAATCCGCCAGCGCCGCCGCCGCCACCCAGACCGCTTGCACCGCCAGCACCGCCACCGCCAACAACCAAATATTGAACTTGAGTCGCACCGGCAGGGGCAGTCCATGTGTTGGACGAGAAGAATACGATTGTGTTTGCACCAAGCAAATTAGTGGCTGTTGTTGGGGCCAATGTGCCTGAAGATGTAAACGCATGAACAACATAACCAGCGGCATAAGTTACTGTGCCACCAGTGAAATATTGAATTGAGCCGGGGTAGCGAAGAATGACAATGCCTGAACCGCCAGCACCGCCTACTGCTGTTCCACTACCGCTACCACCCCCACCTCCGCCTAAGTTTGCTGAAGCGGCACTTCCGGCTGTGTTTGAATTACCACCAGAAGCACCGCCGCCAACGCCCCCAGTGCCTCCGCCAGTGGCGGAACCCCCACCACCGCCTCCACCGCCAGCATACGCTGTAACTGTTCCAGAAATAGCGGAAGCAATACCAGCGCCGCCATTACCGCCAATAGTAGTTGTGGCATTTAAACCAACAGTTCCCGCACCGCCACCGCCTCCAGAGCCTTGCGGGCTAACAGTACCGGCAGAACTACCACCACTATTTCCTTGCCCTGATGTACCAGAACCTCCAGAAAATGGCGTAGCACCTCCACCACCGCCACCGCCAGAACCACCAGCAGTACCATTCGTTTCTCTAAGTGCACCGCCGCCGCCGCCAGTGGATGTAATACTACTAAAAACAGAATTACTACCATTAACTCCTGCAGTAGTAGTAGTACCACCCGCACCGCCAGCCCCAACTGTTACAGTGTAAGAAGAGCCAGATGTAATACCAGCGTACCCTGCGAGTAAACCACCCGCACCGCCCCCACCCGCAGAATATCCGGGCAAGCCAAGATGTCCAGCACCGCCACCGCCTCCAGCAACAACCAAATACTCAACAACAGACGGAGGAACGCCCGTCCAATTCAGGTTTTTAACCGCCTGACTGACTTGACTCAGTGTCCACATCCCGCTGTATGTCGGCATAATTATTCCTATTAGGCTGTTGGCGCTACGACTTCAACCCATGCTAATGTGGGTTCATCCCATGTAAACATCTTACCTTCTACAACGGGCATAGGCGTAGGTGCGCCCCATTGACAAGTGTCTTCGTTCAGCAACCAAGATGCAAATGGCTTGGGGGGAATAAACGCATCACGTTGCGAGTCGTAGCTGTACCCAACACCAGCGTAGTTTTTACGCAGTGGTGTACCGCCTTGAGTGTGAACACCACCTTGGGTGTTGTAACTTGTTTGAACCCAAAGTGCTGGGTCGCCCCAGTGACCAAGGTTTAAAACGTCTTGCTCGATGACAATGACTTGCGTCACTACACCGTTCTCTACTTTTGCGAAATGGCTCATAGTTGCTCCTTAGAAAATGATTGAACCAGAAGAAGTCCAAGTGTAAATTTGATAACCGTCTGCGTAGTTTACTTGGGGGGAACCTGTCACTAAAGCTGGTGCTGAATTGATTTGTGGGTAGCGAATGACTACGATGCCAGAGCCGCCGTTGCCAGATGCATATCCATTATCACCAGCACCGCCTCCTCCACCTGTATTAGCTATGCCAGACGTACCATTAGCAACTGACCCACCATCCCCGCCACCAGCTACACCTAAACCTCTAATTAAATTAAGACCACCATTTGTTGTTCCAGAGCCGCCGCCACCACCAGCATAAAACACTCGTTGGCCTGTAATAGTTGAGCAAATTCCTGTGCCACCATTACCACTTAAACTACCAGCCCCCGCAATGCCAACCGACCCTGCGCCCCCACCACCGCCTGATGGATATGGGGTTGTAATAACAGTAGCACCACCAGCAAATCCTTGACCAGATGTTCCAGAACCAGCAACTGTTTGAACACTGCTTGAACGACCTGCGCCTCCTCCAGAACCACCAGTTCCAGCAGGAGTAGTAGTGTCATTAGCACCACCAGAACCGCCACCTGTTGATGTAATAGAACTAAAAACAGAATTTGAACCATTGACGGCTTGAGCACCACCAGCCCCAACAGTTACAGTCAATGCAGAACCAGTAGCAACGGCAAATGATGCCGCAGTCAAAAGACCACCAGCACCACCTCCACCGCCTAAAGTTGTACCACCACCACCACCAGCAACCACCAAATACTCAACAGTATCAGGAGCGCCAGCATAAGGATTAAATGCGCGTTGGGTTACAGCAGTGTGAGTTCCAGAACCTGAACTGTTTGTGAATGTAACGGCAGAACCGCCAAGCGTTGTGGAGAATTGGCAAGTATTTGTGCTTGTGCTAATGACGTAGTACGTTGTGTTTGTAGACAAGCCAGTTGGCAAAGTGCCAGTAGTTGTGAATTGCACAGGCTGACCCACAGCAGGAGTAGCCTGTGTAGAAGCAAACGTAAAGGTCGGTGAAGTTACAGCCGTGAACGTGCCAATCGACACGTTGATGTTCTGCCCTGCAATAAAACCACCCAGTCTATTACTCATGTCTATTCCTTAGAAGGTGATTGAACCAGAGGCAAGGAAGGTATAAATCGTATACCCGTTTGCTGTAGTTTTTGTTCCAGTGGTCACACTTGCGGCATCAGCGTATGCAGTTGGATAGCGAATAATCACAATGCCTGTGCCACCGTTTGCACCATTCTGGGATGGGCCTCCGCCACCACCGCCGCCTCCTGTGTTTACAGTTCCGTTAACAGGGCTAGTAGTTCCATTACCACCTGCTCCTCCGCCGCCTACACCGCCTACACCTGCGGTTGTAGTGTTGCGAGTTCCGCCGCCACCTCCGCCAGCATAAGTTGTTACTGTTCCTGAAATAGCAGACGCTATGCCTGCTCCTCCGTTGCCAGCAATGCCATCTCCTGAAGCAGAAAGACCGATAGTGCCAGCGCCACCGCCACCGCAACAAGGAGCACTGGCAAAACCACCCGTACTTCCACCTCTGTTTCCTTGCCCAAATACTCCTTGACCACCAACTAAGTTAGCCGAACCATCAGCGCCGCTACCGCCGCCAGAACCACCTGCTATACCAGCATAATTACCAGCAACACCGCCACCCCCGCCACCGCCTGTAGAAATAATAGACCCAAAAACAGAGTTTCCACCATTTGATCCAGCAACTCCTGAAGTTGTTCCAGCGCCGCTAGCGCCAACAGTGACTAAAAGTGTTTGTCCATTAGGGACTGGATCAATGCCAACCAACAATCCGCCAGCACCACCGCCACCGCCAGACCCAGTGGCTCCACCTCCACCACCTCCGCCAGCAACAACTAAATATTCAACTGCGGGAGTCTTTTGAGCAGGCCAGCCACCTTGCTGAACAGCTTGCATGACTTGCTTGAGATTAAATAAACCGTTTGCCATAGAACCTCAGAATGTGATAGTGCCAGAGGCAACAAATTTGTACACGCGCCATGCGCCTGCAACGTACATTTCAGGAGAGCCAGTTGTTGATGTAGCAGGGGCTAAATAAGAGGGGTAGCGAATGATGACAATACCAGACCCGCCTGCGCCACCTCTAATTTGTGGTGACACATCAGAACTAGCTCCAGAACCTCCACCACCTCCACCTGTGTTTGCCAATCCAGCCGCGCCAGCACCATTTGTTCCGTTGCCACCACCAGCAGATGCAAGACCACCGGGTGTGCCAATTCCGCTACCACTGCCGCCTCCACCAGCGTAAAAAACTTGTGCGCCGCTAATGCTAGACGCTAAACCAGTACCACCATAACCAGTATTTCCAGTGGAGGGTGCAGTGCCAGCCGAACCAGCACCGCCTCCACCGCCTCCTCTGGCAGTTGATGGAACAGTACCGTTTGCAATTCCTGCGCCACCAGCAAAGCCTTGACCAGCAGTTCCAGAACCGCCTGTTTGAGCCGCACCACCATAAGATGCTCCTGCGCCACCACCAGAGCCACCTGAAGCACCATTACCAACTATACTGCCACCGCCACCGCCTCCTGATGCTGTAATAGAACTAAAAACAGAATTGCCACCTGTAGCACCAACACCACCATTGCTAGCATCGCCTGCGCCACCCGCACCAATTGTTATTGTGTACGCGGTTCCAATAGCAATAGAAAGACCTGTTGCAGTCAGCAAACCACCAGCACCGCCTCCACCGCCTGTGCTATATCCACCCCCACCCCCGCCAGCCACGACAAGGTATTCCACCGATGTGACAGGTGAATTGATGCCATCACGACCAACGGAAAGAGTTCCGCCTGCATATCTTTGAGACATGGAAGTCTCCTATCAGGTAATTGCTTCGAAGCTAGCCGTATAAGTCAACGCGGATGCGGTGCCTGATGTAACGCCAACGGACTGACTCTCCGTCACATAGAACGAAGTAGTCTTATCGGTCACGATTACAGAAGCATTAGGCGGTACGCTGACTTGATAAGCCAGATATGCAATAACAGTGCCGCTACCAAACGTTGCGTTGTTGGCAATAGCTACAGTACAAGTTGCAGCAGAAGATGTTGTGTTTGTCACAACAATCGAGTCAATCTTATTAACCGTGCTGGCTGCTGGAGTCAGACCAGTCAAAGCTGTTGTGCCGTCATACGTCCATGACGTAGTAGCTGCTGTGGTTGAAGGGATCACATAGGCTGTGTTTCCCTTGATTACCGTTACTTGGACAATATTTGGATTTGCCATGTTAGCTCCTTAAATTAACCGAAGACAATCGCCATTGCGATTGCTTTGCCTGTGGATGCCCCGCCAAGATTGGAGAGCGCTGTTGATGCTGTTGTTGCTCCTGTACCCCCGCGAGCTACAGGCAGTGCTGATGTAAAACCAGTAAAGTCTGCATCCCAAGAAGCAGCGCTTGTTCCAGAGGTCAGGATACAAGTAAACAAGCAAGTTGTATTTGCTGTAACAGTTGCGACCAAGTTAGAACCTGATGAGTTAACTGTTAGGTCGCCACTTGAGTTGTTATGGATTGAAAAAGCCGCACCAAGAACCAAAGTTGATGCTACTGGAAGTACGATTGTTTGTGTTGTTGACCCAGTAAAAAACTGCGTTGTAGTACTTGCAGCGGTTAGTGTCGTCGTGCCTGCAGCGGTAGCTGTAGTTGTGTAACCACCTAAAATTAAATCAGACGTTACTTTAATAATATCTGTGCCGTTGTAATAAACAAAGCATGATTCACCCGCAGCAATTGTAACGCCTGACCCACCATATGGTACAAAACTTACAGCACCGCCTGTCGCAGCGTTATCTACTAAATACAACTTACTGTACGGAAGATAAGAAGCAGAACCAAACGTAATGACTTTGGTTGTAGTCAACGTGCCTGTAATACGAATGACCATGTACTGTGCAGTAGTCGATCCGATATTTGTAGCACTTGCGTCACCTGTTGTATTAGCTAACGTGATTGCGCCATCACCAGCAAAAGAAAGCGTACCCGCAATAGCAATATTGACGTATTCAGTAATACCGTAGTTGACTGTGTTGCCCCATGTGCCAGAGAGCGTGCCTTGCGTTGGCGTTACTAGCCCTAGTTGTCCTGTTATAGCTGCCATTTAAAGCTCCTATGGTGTGGTTATGATGTTTGTCCAACCAGCAGTTTGGGTATTTCCAATATTCTGCCAGTTTGCGTCCTGTGTGTCATCAATTATTTCCCAAGTTTTTCTAACGGATTCCGCAGAAATAATTGCCATTGTATCCGTCACAGTCGAAGTGTAGGCTGTAGCCGCTATCTCTGCAGACGTAATTCCGCCAATTAACTCATCTAAGAACTTAGCAAATGTTGCCGCAACAACTTCATCTGTAGAAGTTGTTACTGTTTCGTCCACAGCCAATCCGTAATAATCCGTTGCTGCGGTCTCTGCCGTAGAACTTACCGCAGTTTCATCAACTGCTGCATTAAAGAACGACCCAACAAACTGTTCTGTCGAAGTAGCCGCTGTTTCATCTACTGTACGCGCAAAAGTAGCCGCTACAGACTCTTCAGTAGACGTAGCCGCTGACTCACTGACTGACTGCGCAAAAGTTGCCGCTACTGCCTCTGTTGTATCTGTGGCTGACGTGTCGTCTACACTAACCGTATATCCTGTAACCGCCTCGTTTGTTTCACTAATAGCCGCAGTTTCGTCAACTGCAAAAGCAAAAGTGGCTTGAACTGTCTCGGAATCCAATATAGAACCAAGACCGCCCCAACTTAAATCCCCCCAAGCCCCTTCACCCCAAGCATTAAGTGTAGAAATTGATTCCGCACGGCTAACAGCAAACGTGGCGGCTGGATCTTCAGCCGTAGATGTGGCAACAGACTCGGAAACGCTGTCGGTAAAGGCAGTTACGCCACCCCAACCAGCATCCCCCCAAGTGCCGTCGCCCCATGCGTAAGCCATCTTAGGTCAGTGAGCAAGAGTATGAAACTGCAATAGTGTCACCTGAAACAACTGATTTAGAGCTACTAAAGTCACCGGCAGAGAACAATGTTCCTGTAGTGTTATCAATTGTTGCAGAGCCACCAATGTTGATAAAGCAGCCAGCCACAGTACCTGTTGAGGTAATGGCAAACGTTGAAGCCGAAGAAGTAGACTTTGTGCAAGTCGTACCGCTTACAAAAGCTGCAGCGCTAAATGTGGGGGTTTTGCGGTTGCCAGAGTACGTTGGGGCGTTAGCCAGACCAACTTCCAACCAGCTAGGGTGCGATGCTTGTGTGTCGGCAACTACGGCTGTACCCGTGCCTTTTAAGCCCATAACTACAGCGCCAGCGGCTGAGTTACCAAGGATGGTGTCCAGCGTCAGGTTCTTGCCCACGGTTGTGACCAAGTTCTCAATAGCGTCTTCCCACTTTACTGCGCCATCTTTGTCATAGCAAACGGCATAGTAGCGGCCTTCAATGGTCGCTGTATCAGAGGGGGCTGTGTTGTAGCTGCAAGATGCTTCGCATTTATCTGAGGCTGAAATTTTATCTGTAGACATACTGACTCCTAGTTAGAAGAACGAATTAACGAAGTGGTTGCGCCGTTGGTCGGCATGGTGATGGTAAACGTGGTTGTAGAAGTTTTGTCTGAACCGAAATCCAGCACAGCAATGGAAGGCTTGCCAGACACGGAGTCGTTGTAAATCAAAGCACATCTTGCTGTAATTGCGGCAGTCCAACTGATATTAGGGAAACTAACATACGCTGTATAGCCAGAAGTACTAACTGTAATAGGCGTCAACTGTGAGCCACCTGCTGTGTATCCAGTAGCAACAACCTGCCCAACCAAATCAACTGAATAGGCGGTTGTATCTTCATTAAGATTAGCGTTGGCTGTGTACAAAGCAATCTTGATTACATCAGTTGTCAGGTCATGAATACCTTGATACAACTGCGCTTTAAAGCTGGTAGTTTGGGTTTGGACAATCGCCATATCAAGTTACCTTCTGACGGAACTGACCAGAACGATAAGCGTCTTGACGCTCCATACCATCGCCCAAACGTTTTGCAAGTGCCAAGGCTTCTTGATACTTACCGTTGTACAGCGCCATCATGTCTTGCTCACCCTTCATGTAGGTATAAGCCTCAACCAAAGAACCGTACAAAAGCACCGTGTCAAAGTTGTCACCCAGCCATGTTTGGCCGTCTGCTGCAACTGTAATGGACTCTGGGTAATAGTAATAGTGCAACTCTACGTTGTATGTTGTGTCTGGTGTGGGGCCAAGAATAAAAGACAACTCATCTGAAATAGTAGCGCCAGATACAGCAGGGCCAAACAGAGCGTAGTAACGGGGCACCCCATAGTCATTTGCCTGCGGATACGCCTGACGAATAAAGTTAACGTCCTTGTTAAGCAAATACTCGTATGTGCCTGACGCCACTGTGCCGTCAATAATTGCCATAGAGTACACCGCTAAGAAGTCCAGTGGGCATTGCAAATATTTATTTTGCGCTGTAGTTACACCTGTGACATTTTTGCGCAACGAAGGAAACTGCACCGAGTTATAAATGCGCTGCTCAGCCTGAGTCACGAAGACAGGAATTTCCGCCACGAAGTTTGTCTCCGTGTTCTCCGTGTAGGCTTGAATAGCAGCTTTTAACTCGGTGTAATTCATGCCATTGGGCCTCTGCTCATAAGACCTTTAGTAGCCGCGCCTGTACCGCGCATCTTGATGCCGGTTGTTTTAACTTTTTCATCCCCAGCAGACTTACTAATGTTGCCAATAGTCACGTCGTACTCGTCAAGTTTGCTTTTGTTTGGGCGTGCGGCCAACTGAGACATGCCTTCTTTAGCACGACCAGCATAAGCTGATGCGGGAAGATTGTTTTTCTTTGTAGCCATGATTAGCCTCGTTTCTGATTAGCGACTTTAGCCAAATTACGGCCCATAGACATCATGTCTGCATTAGTCTTGCCGCCCTTGCCTTTGCCGCCTTTAGCACCGCTTTCAATGCCGACGGTTGGGCCGCTATCACCAAGGTTTGTACCTTTAGTTTTACCTGATTTGGTAACGCCATCTGCTGCTTTTCTGAATCCCATTTTAATCTCCTAAGTAACTGTTACCGTAACTGTACCAACATATGTCGTTGCCACCAAGTAATTTGGTGTTAAAGACGCATCAAAAGTACTCGATCCACCAACTGGAGCCCAGCCCCATTGAATATCCCGAGAACCACCCGTAACGTAACCAGCAGCATCCGGGGCATTGCTAGTCGAGTTAACTGTCTGTAGTCCATTTGTACCAGCAGTGTAGTAAGTCGTATCTCTACGGGGATTACGCACAGCCTGCGGATCATCAACTGGATACATGCCTAGCAACAACTGCGGCTGATCCGGATCCCAGCACTCAGGACAAACAAGCAGATTGTAAATCTTGGTCTTCTGAATTTCTTTACGAAGCGCCGTTAGTTTGAACTGGAAGCCACAGCGATCGCACATGGCGATACTGTTCTTACCGGAAGCAAACCTATTGCCCATTTACGTACCGCTCCCAATAAACATTTGCCTCGGTACAAACCTCAAAGAAGCATGTTCTTGATCTTCGCCAGCAGCTAACTGCCAAGCTTCGTCGTATTGAGCTTTAAGGACGTCCAGACGCTGAGCGCCGTTTTCTACCTTAAGTGCAAGATAGTAGGCGAGTCCAGCAACCAAGCAGGGCAAGAAACGGAAAGGTACATCCATAGTCCGAGCGCCGCCACCTGCGTCATCAATACGGCGCATGCGCCAGTAAACGAATTGGTAGGTTTGTGATCCATCGGGAGTCGGCCAAACAGTTACGGATGGCAAGTTTTGTGAGTAAACAGCGGCGGCAGTTGAGTGCGCCACTGCAGTTGTATTATTTTGGCCCCGGAAGCAGTTCATCAACTGATTGCCGCTAATGTAGCCGTACTGCACGGTCTCTGCTGAAGCCCCAGTATCAATTTGTACAAAGCCAGTAGTAGCTAAACCAACTGTAGAAGTCAGTGTAATTGTGGTGTCTGTGGCTGAAATCCCACCATTTAATGTAGTCCCTACGGACGATGTTTGACCATCTAAACGCTGAAACCACACCTGAATTGGGCGGGCTTGCTGCATTTTATTAGGTATAGTTGCATAGGTAGAAACACTAATACGGGTGATTGTCAGGTCAGACTGCGTGGAAGAGTTGCCTGCGCCCGTGCGAATTACATGTTCTAGCAAATCCACAGTGTCATTTGGCAGTGCGTATGTAGCTAAACCCTGAGTAAAGGTAAGCGTACCCTGCTCAAACGTCCACATGTTAATGCCACGGTTTGCCCAGTCAGCAAACAACAAATTCAACGAACGACGGGCAGTACGTAAGTCATAGCCCGTGCGAAGTTCAGAGCCCGCACGCTCAAACGCTTCCTCAACGATCTCCGTGAGGTCAAGATTAAACGCTGCAACTCCAGAAGTAGTCATTTTTTAGCCGTCTTTGCAGAGTTAATGAAATCTTGGGCCGTAGGAGCGCCTTTTTGCCCGGGTTTACGCATTTTTTCACCGCGTTTGCGTTTGGCGTTAATGTTGGCATACAAGCCAACAGGCCCACCTTCAGCATATTGTGTGAAGTCAGTGTCATCCCGACGAGCTTTACGCTTGCCTTTGGGCATTTTGCTTGGGCGAATATCACCCATTCCACGGGATGCCATCATGATTTACACCATCTTTCCACGGGTTTTACCCCGCTGAGCGATACCATTAGCAGATGCACGGAATGAACCGCCGGAAGCCATCTTTGTAACAGGCTTCATACCTGCGGGCTTACCCTTTTTAGAGAATGACATGAACTTAGCTGACTTAACTGCGCCGCCTTTCTTCATGCCATCGCCTTTGTAGCTTTCCTCATCGGGCAAGCGAGTACCGTCTTCATAACGACCAGAATACTCTCTACGGGCTTTTTCAGCAGAGTCGGTATCACGTCGATAGTTATCAACTTCTTCCTCGTCTAAGCGAGCTTTAGCGTCTTTGGACAACTCAACTTTATCGCGTCGGCTTGCTGCTTTTTCGGCTGCATCACCAAGCCCAGACTTATCAACCATCTTTTTACCAAGACCGGTCTTTTCGTCAATTTTGCGGCCAGCCATGTATCCAAGTTCAAACATAGCTTGACCCGCACCAGCACGACCAACGTTACGATTATCCGCACGTTTGCCAGCTTCCCGAACGGCTTCTTTAGCGCCGCCAGTAAGTTTAGAAGAGTCTACGTTACGGCCTTTTGCGCCTTTTTTAAAATCTTCTCTGGCACGCTCAAGGACATCGTCATTGAGTCCGGGTAGGTTGTCCCATCTTGTAGCCATGATTACACCATCTTTCCACGTGTCTTGCCTTTGGTACAGCATCCATCAGCACGGCTAGAAGCAGTCATACCGCCCTTAGCCATCTTTTTAACGGATGCGCCATCAATGTCTTGCGGTACAGGCATACCTTCGCGGTAGACTGTATCTTTAGGCACAGGCTTTTTAGGCGCTGGAGTCTTAGGCGCGGACTTCTTAGAAGCTGGCACGCCCTCGGGATCCGTGGGTGGTTTACCCATTTCAGCAGTGTAGATTGGATCAGCCATAGTGTTCCTTAGCAGGACATTCCGCCCATGTTCATCTTAATCATTGTGCCTTTGGTTTTGCCTTTTGTAGCGCAGCCATCAGCACGGCTAGAGGCGGAGCCGCCACCAGCCAATTTAGTCATAGGTTGACCTTTGTGCAAACGACTTTCGTGTTTGTTCACAGCCTTTTGCATCATAGACTTGTCTTGTTTCAAGTCCATCTTCATGTCTTCTTTCATGTCGCTCTTAGCCATACCGCCACCTTTCATGATTGACATCTTCCCGTGAAGTGTCTTGGGTTTGTTAATCTTTTGAAGGTCGGGGCGGGCCATCCCACCAGAGCCAAACTTCTTGCCTTTATCAGCCTCGTTGAAATCTTTTCCAACGCTTTGAGGCACGCCAACCTTCTTAGCAAATGCGGGGTTATGCGCAATCGCTGCCATGAAGTTGTGCTGTTTTTTACTTGTGCTCGGCATCATTTCCCCGCTTGAATAAGTTGGTCAATTTTTGCTTCCAACCTGTTAAAACGTTGGTCAATGTGGTCAGTAATTCTTTGCACTTCTGCTTGAGTAGTGTAATCACGGGCTAACTCCTCTCGGGTTTTGTTGAGCAGGATGTCAAGGCGCTTGATTTCGGAGAATTTTTCTCTGACGACAAACGTCAAAAGCCCTGTAAATAGGGTCAAAATTGCTGTCCAAATCGTATTTACGTCTAACATTTCCAAGCTCTAAGTGATTTGTTTATGCGTGAGTCTGGGTCTTTGGCGGTCTTTGGGGACGTCAATTTCTTTTTCATCCCTTCCATCCTCGCACAAAAAGAGTCTTTGCGAGAGCCGCCTTCTGGCTGGGGAGGTTTCAAGTTCATCCCTTGCTTTTTGGCGGAGGCTCGCCCCTTGGCGTTCAAGCCACCCTTGGGGTTCTTGCCTTCTTTCCTCTGCCATGCGGGGGACTTAGCCATAGAACACCGTAATAGAGGCGCTTGCTGGTAACACTACGTAAAACCCGTTTTGAAACAATACACCTTCACCGGGTATCAATGTTGCAATAACGGCTGTGTTAGTTGTAACGTGTAGAGTTAGCAAATTGTTGCCAGCATTAGTGGTTGCATTATCGTAAAATTGAATTTCACCGGCAGTACCGCCCGGAGCAACTTGATAGCCGCGAACTCTGGTACGGCCAGCAAAACCTACACCGCTTGCATCCAAATGAACGGCTTTAACGTCTGTCTGCATCATAATTAATCTCCTTGTAAATGGGGGCCGAGGCCCCCTAGACTAATTAAGCGGTTGCTGAAGGATTAGCTGAACCGTCGCTATCGCGCACAGTGTAAACACAAGTAATACTTGCTGCACCGCCACTGGCTGTACCAGCACAGGCGTAAGTTACTGTAACGATTGCATCAGTTGAACCTACGCTCTGATAAGTAGCAATGCTTGCGTCAGTGATAGTGAACGTTGCGCGGCCAACAGACAAAGGCGTAGTGGTAGCACCACCAACAGTACCCAGAGTTGTAGAGCCAATCTTCACAGTGATCGTGTTACCGGTTGTACCTGCATAAGCAGTGGTAATGTTCACTAGGAAGTTGTTAATCATTGCGCCAGCAGGCAAAACAAACAATGTAGTAGCAGTTGTATCGTTAACAGTGGTTACGCCAGTCTGTGTAACAACAGTTGCGCCCATGTTGCGGATCGTGCCAGCAGTGGTGCCGGTAGTGTTTTTAACAGTGCCAAGCAGCCAAGGGCCTAGGTGAGTTGCGAATCCCATGATAATTCCTTACATACAAGTTAAGTGCATCAATCTGTATGTCGTCAGCCGGGACTGTTTGATGCACCGGAAAGCCCGGATTAAAGTCAATATACACCAAATAAAAAGGGGGCACAAGGCCCCCTTCCAATATTTCCGAAGAAATATTTAACCTATCAGGACGAACCGGGTGAACCGTATGTGCC